CTCGTCTTCGTAACCATAATTATCTTCGTCGTTAAGTTCGTCATCGTCGACTCCCTCTTCGGCAACTACGGTTTTAATTGCTTCATCTAAATGCGGATCATATCCAGTATAACCAGATAATGTGTCTGCATCAATATCGTGACCCAACAAGAAATCAACGTATTGATTTGCGGCCATTTCACGATTTTTTTCTGGAATATATTCACGGAACATATCCCAAACAGTAATGATTAGATGTTCATCCATTATGCTTCTTCTTCCTCTGTTTCAACCGGTTCGGTCGTTGTAGTTAAAGATTCTGCCGCCTTTGTATCCCACTGTTTCATGATAATGTGCAACTTATCTTCAGTCCAGTTTTTACGGAATTCGGCAATAATCTCTCCAGACTCCTTGTCTGTGTATGCTAATTTATTCCCTACCTTAGATAATACACCCATCTTTTCGAACATGTCAACTAGTCCGGAAGTAGGTGCCATACCTGTTGAATATGGAATCTTAACTTGTACACTTTCAAATGGTTTAGCATAACGTGTTTTCATAATCTTACACGCTGAACGAATACCTAATACATCACTTACTTTATTACCATCCTCATCCTCTTTGAGTTTGAGTTTTTTCATAGCAACAACGATTGAGCTTGCATAAACGAAACCTTGACCACCTGAAATCTTGTCATCTGGATCAAACATATCCTGTGATGCGTATGTATGATTAGTACAAACAAGTCCAACATTATAGTTACCAAACTGATTTACACAGTTACGAACCAATGCTGTAAGTGCTTTAGGTTTACGGCCCATATCACCTTTTAAGTCACCTGCTTCGAACTGATTTACATCAGTCGGAGTAAGCAACATACCAAGTGAGTCGATTACAAACAATACCTTTGGACGTTCTTCGTCTGGCATTGATTTGTATTCTTTCATGAACTCGTTGATAGTTTTAGCAACATCATCAATCATCGCCATGTTGAGTTTCAAAAGTTTTTCTTCTGAAATATCAACACCTAATGCTTCTAACCACGCTTGATCCAAAGCATTTTCTGTGTCGATTAAGACAACAAAAATACCTTGTTCTTGTGCGGCTTTAATAATGTTACCAGAACAGATATATGATTTACCTGCACCTGATTCGCCTGCAAATACCGTTACTTTACCTAGTGGAACTCCTTTAAAGAAGTCACCAGAAATAAGGTAGTTGAGTGCGTAATTGCCCGTTGAGATCCAGTCTGTTGGATCGTTAAAGCCTATACCTAAGCCGTCAATTGACTTAGTGATAGACTTACGGAACTTCGAAACATCGAAGGCTTTTCCCATAGTCTATCTCCTAATTATTGTTTTTGACGGTTACGGATCATTGCAAGAATGTCTTGTGCTCTTGCACTTGCTTCACTGCCAGCCGCTGGTGTAGCTTTCGCTTCCACAGGAGCAGATTCAGCAACTTGAGGTGCGGGTGCTGATGCCGCTGGCTCAAAAGGGGCGTCATCATCTTCCCCGACTACAGGAGCTGCCTTTGGGGCTGCCGCTGGTGTATTTGAACCTGTTGCAGATCCACTACCACCCATTCCTGCTGGTTTAAAGTATTGACCCCAACGTTCCATGTCAAATGCTTCACCATCTACTGATGCTTCAAACATTTCTTTCATGACTTTGAGTTCAACTTCACCTGGCTTCTTAGGTAGGAAGTCTTTGAGATTAAACAAACCATGCTCTTTGAGAGCCGCTTGTTCTGCATCATCTAATGCACGTTCACGACGAGCATACTTAGATGTGCTGTAGTCAGCGTAACCACCTTTTGATGTTTTAGTGATTTTGAAATCAACACCACGTAAGATGTCTGTTGGTAGATCTTCCATGTCTGGATCCATTAGTGCCGCTTTAACGATGTTAAAGATTTGGCTACCGATGATGAATCTGCGGATTGGATTCTCTGGAGTTTTGTCTTCTTTTAATGGACCATCAACTACAAAGCCCTGGAACAAGTAACTACGCTTCTTCCAATATTTACGACCCATGTCTTCTAAGCTCTTGTCTTTGAACCAAGGGCGTACCTCAGTTAGGATTGGACAAGTTTCGCCCCACATTTCCATACAAGGAACTTGTACAGTAACTGGCTTGGAATTGGTTTCTCCCTTGATACCTGCGAAAGGTAATTTAATCATCGCACGTTCTACCCAAAAGAAAGTGTTATCACCGTCTGCGTCTGGTAGGAAACGTACTACTGCTTCTGAATTTTCTGGGATATTCCAGTGTGGATAAATTGCGTTGTCGCCGCCGCCTGTGGATTGACCACTTGATTTATTTTGCGCTTCTTGAAGTTTAGCGCGGATTTCTGCCAAAGATGCCATAATTTTTCTCCTTAATAATATGCCTTTGTTTTGCTTCTATGCCTCTTTTCTCCATGCAACTACATAAAGAAAAAACTAGCATACGTTTAATTGTATGCTAGTTTATTTATCCTGTCAATGTTTATCTAGGATAATTTCTGGTTATTTTAACCAATTATTTGTTGCGAAGGTTTGCCAATACTTTACCAGCAATACGTTTGCCTTTTGCACCGCCACCTGCTGATTTTTCAATCTTAGAAAAGTTTTTACCAGGTTTGCCAATGTCTTTACCAGCGGCTGCCTTCTTAGCAGAATAGTCACCAGTAGATTCTTTTGTATCTTTTGCTGTGTGTTTTTCAGTTTCTCTACGTGCCTTGTCACTTAGATTGGTGACTTTACCACGTGGATCTTTTTTAGTTGCTTTCATCCAAGGTGTTTCTTTTTTCCAAGCATCGGCCTCAGTAATCGGTAAACCAGCAAGACGGCGCATTTCTGCCATCTGCTGACGTGATTCAAACTCACGCTTAACTTCTTCTTTTTTAATTTGGAGTAGTTGCTCTGCTAGTTCGCCGGCCTTCTCTCCATATTTCTTAGTAACTTCAATCTTGATGGATTCGTCGCCGCGTGGTACTGTGCCAACCATATCTGGATCATCGCCACGATTAATACTTGTCATTACGATGCGAGCAATTTCTGTCATCGCTTCTTGTGGCAATCTAGGTTGCTTCATATCTTCATACGTATCTAATTTCTTTTCAGCTTCTTTATCGCCGGTGGCAAATGCCTTCACACCTTTTAGAGCATCTTTCATTTTGTGTCCGATGCCGGGCTTTTTACCTGCTGACTTTAGCCATGTCTTGTCGGATTTATCTTTTAAATTTTCCATTTCGACTTGTCCTTCATCGGTCTCGTCGTGTGCTTGTTTAACATCGTGACGACCGTGTGCTTTGGCGATACGATTTACCATCGGAATCAAATACCAAAACCAATTTTCAAATCCGCCTGGATTTGTATCGTAATCCATGTGTGCGCTGTGTTGAGCGGCACGGCACATCTTGTCAAATTCGTTTGTTTGTTTATTTGCACGAGCGATTTTTGCCAAATCCATGTATAGGTTTTTAGCGTATGTTGAATCACCATGTTTTTCTAATCTACGTGGATAGTAATCGCTAATTGCATCGATCATTTGTCCGGCAACATCTGGAGTCATTGATGCCCAGCTTTCTTCTAGAGATGGTTCTTCTTGGACATGTTCTAATGCAACCTCATCGGCCCATGATTCAAATTTGCTAAACACATCTTCTTTAACTTCGTCGCAGGTGCATTCGTCTTCGCATCCGCAATCGTGTTCGTCGTCTTTTGAATCTTCTCCAACGTAATCTTCTAAATCAAGTTCGCCTGCTTCTTGCATGATTGAATATACTAATGGGAAATATTGTGCTAGATCTTCTTTGAAAGAGCTAACTGTAAATTTAGATTTGTAGTCTTCTAATGTTGCTGGATCGATTTCAGTTTGTTCGATTAGATCGGCAGCTTCTAATGACTCTCTCCAAGATTCGTAATGTGTTTGCTTGGTGATGGATTCTAGTGTAGAACGCAAGGTGTTTAATTTACTACCAACACGATCTACGATGCCACGTGCTTCTGTTGTTAATTGTTCTGTATTGCCAACTTGACGTTTGAATGTACTTAGAGCTTTGATTTGCTCGCTCATCTTGATAATTTCACTACCAGTCACATCGTATGGAGCACCACCATTGGCTACGTGACGTTGCATAGCACGAGCACCGGCTAGATGTGCCATCGGATATTTAAAACGTTCGCCGGCTTCATTCTGGATGAAGATTGCCTTGATATTATTACCGCGGCTACGAGCACCTCTGTCTTCGCCAACCTTTTGATTATGACGTATGATTAATAGTGTTTTCTCTAGTGGGCGATATGAGCTCTTTGAGCTACCGTACATTTGTGCTTCAGTCATGTTGTCTTCCTTGGATCCGTTTTGTGCTAGATATTGAAAATCAGATTTTTCTAAATTGCCTTTAGAAATATCTCTTGCGTCGAATCGTAAAATTCTACGCATTGCAAATTGTCTCATTTCTTTTAAGAAGTCGTACCAATATTCTGTAGTAATTGGATCGTGTCCTTCTAAAATTCCTTGGCTATAAAATAATTTTAGTGTACCTAAATTGTTAATGCTCATGCTAACACGACCCAGATTATTACCTTCAACAACGAAGTCAAAATCAAAAAATCTTGCTTCTGTTGGGTCTACTGTAACACCGCCGTTCTCGTCGCCCATTTGTAGGTTAGAAAACCGACTGCGTACTTTGTCAAATAAGTCCTGTGCAATTAGTTCTATAGCGTTCATGTGTGTATTTATTAAAAACTGTTGCTTATATAAATGGGTAGCGGAAGCTCCATTTCGTCGTTTACATAGTCGTGCATAGTGTCATAAACCTGCGGATCCCACTCTTGTAACTGCATAATCATGCGTAGTGCTACCAGCATAGAAGCTACTAAGTCATCTGGCTCTTCGTTTTTACCTGAAAAACTAACACCCTGGGCGATATAGGTTTTAAGCTGACTGATAAAACTTTGCGAATGGATCGTTAATTTGCGATTTTCGATTAGGTGTTTTAATTTCGCACAGGTAGCAACTTTGGCTTTTTCTGTGGTATTATAGCCCTTGCGATAGCGTCTTACGTGCCCTTTCTTAATAGGCTCACTTAGAAACATTCCAGGAAAAGTTTCTTCTCCTAGCTCACTAATCGCCACCAAAGCCGCTTCACCTACGGTATTATTTTCTACTGAATAATAGATGCTACTGCTGGCACCGCGTTCTGAACAAGCATCGTCAATGTATTTGCAGATATCACGCATGATCTTGACTTGGCTTTGTATAGGAGTTAGATTATGATGCCACTCGCCCGCTTGTACTAGCGTAGGTAATTCAATAACTTCGATAGCACTATAGTTGCCTCCTGTGCCTAGCGCAGGGTCTAATGCGATGATATAGGTACACTTGGGATCAATCTTTTTATACCAGCGGGCTTGCCCCATTTTTACGATAGGATCTTTACCTTCCATCGTTGATAGGAAAATACTGCTGATAAGTGTTTCATCGTAGACTAAGAACTCGCATCCGTACTCACGGCGGAACCGCTCTTCACCGATGCGACCCATCTCAACTTCTTTCCATTTTTCATCACGGTCCGGGTGATCCCACCAGTTGGATTTATAGCCAAAGAATCCGTTAATGCCTAATCCGTCCTCTCGCTTGTTACCAAACTCATCTTCGTTTTTGATAGCACCGAACCAAATTTCAGCGAACTGATCTTCGTCCGAGTTAGGTGTTGATGTAATAATCGCCTTACCACCAGTTGCTAGTGTAGGAGATATCGAAGTCCA